AATATTCCAAGTGCCATCACCCCAATTAATTCTTGAAGCGTTCCAAACAGTTGGATTAACGATGGCCTGTAGACCCGTTACGTTTACTGTAACGTCAGCCATGTTTTACCTCCTTATGCTATTCTGATAATTGCGCTTGATGCGTCTGCTGTAGGAAATTGAATTGTAAAAGTTCCGTTAGTTGCAGTTTTATCGCCACCGAATGCGATTGCACAAACAGCTTTGTCTGATTTTGAAGAGTTATAAATCAATGCACCGTTTGCAGTGAAAGTTGCAGATGACCATGAAGTGTCAGCAAAATCACAATATGCAGTTGTTCCAGAAGTTGTTGGAGTTACACTTGTTAAAGTATTTCCACCAGCTGAATAAGCAGAACCTGCATCATTTGTAATTTCATTTGTTGCTGAGTAAGCAGTTGTAGTTGCACCTAAAGTTGCTGAACTTGTGTAAAGTGCAATTTTAAAAGTGTCACCAGTAGACGCAGTAAAGTCGTGCGTACCAACTAAAATTTCTTGTTTAAAACTTGTACATATTGCCGAACTAATTGCCATAATAAACTCCTAATTAAGGTGTTGGTGACGGAATCGGAATTCTAACTGTACCATCAGTATAGTCGTCTCTTTTTCGTCTACCTAATTGTTCAGAAGCGAACTTCTGTACTTCTTCTTTATACTTATTTTCATAAAGTGTCAACATATCCATTGGACCTTTTAAATATCCATAAGCTTCTACTAAACAAGCATAAAGTAAGCCATTTCCAAAGTATTGACTTATATAAGTCGTAGTATTTCCACTAGATAAACCATCAGGAATTGCTTCATAATGTATCTTAAAAGTATATGTATCATCTGGTACAGGAGCTAAATATAATCTTCCAGAAGTCGTATCAGATACCCCCGTTGCTCCTCCAAACATAGCATAATACTTTGGTTTTCCTGTAGATGTTTCTGCAGGAATATACTCTTGTAAATAACTTTCATCCTTCTTTTCTAACCAAGTATTTGACCCAGTTGACAAAGAAGTTGAATCATAAACTTGTACACCTTTAACAAATAAAGTTTTAGCTGGTACGTTAATGGTGCTTTGACCTGTAACTAAATTACCAACAGATTGTTTTTTATAAGCATCAATCGGTACATCTCTTAAAATTCTAAGTTCAGAGTTTTCAATAAATTGATCTGTGATTGTAGAAGTTAAAACATTACTATCTACTTCTGTGTAGTTTTGAATTGCTGTTGTTAATGTTGCGTATGTAAATCCTGCCATTATGCTGATATCGTAACTGGTCCTGCTGTTACAGACATTCCTCCTGCTTTTTCAGTTAAAGTTGCATTGCTTCCACAATTAAAACTGTAACTATTTGTATTAATAACTGTTATACTAAATCCTGAAGCATTTTCAAATATGGTATATGCTAAACCACCAGGACTTCCATCTACATTTCTAAAAACAACAGTATCAGAAGTTGATCTACCATGTGATGGTTCTGTTACAGTAACTGTTGACGATCCAGAAGTCAAACTTAATGGATTACCAGGTAATAAATTTGGTGTAGCTGGCTCAACTCTATCAGGTCTAGCTTGTGGTAAACCTTGAGCATCAGCACCATGTGGTTTTGGCTCTAATTGTGGTTGTTTAGGTTCAAATTCAGAAATATGTACTCTAGATCCATTCCATTCTGTAACCATTTCTTTATATGGAAATGCCATTCCAGAACGATCAGATATAAATTGTGCATATTTACCTTTTGAAAAATTAGACATTTGGATAATAAGTTTTTGGTGAAATGAATGTACTAGAAGGTGAACCATCTTCTGATAATGCTCTAGCTAGTTCATCTTCATAATATAATTTTAATTCTTGAGTTCTTTGTGGAGCGTATTTTTGTGATAAATAAAATGCTAAACCAGAAGCCATACAAGGAACAAATCTAAATGGAACATCTGTTGCATTTGTATAATTTCCAACATCTTGAATTCTTTTAACATAGTAGTAATTAATATAATTACCTGCTTCAGATGAACCTGGAGTTAAGTATAAAGTAATAGTTACCTTATCAACAAATCTTTGTACAAAATATTGAGAAGGTACACCTTCAGAAGTTTTATTTGCTAAACCTTGATAAGTTGATCTATCAATTTTTGTAAGTGGAGTATCTACAGATGAAGAGTTTCTGTAAGAAGCTTCTAAAACATCCGATACACCATAAACAGCTGTTGCATCAGAAGTTCCATCAGCAGACGATCTATACATTGTATAAGTTGCTTGACCATCCACTAATGTAATTGAATTGTTTGCTACTTCCCAATAATGAAGACCTCTGTTTCCCCATTCTTGAAACATAATATTTAAACTACGTCTGGCAACTCTCATTTGATTACCAGCAGTAGGTTGCATACCAATTCTTTCGTATGCTTCTTCTATGATTTCATCAATAGAAAAAGTTTTATCGAAAGTATATGTTCCCGAAGTAGTATTAGCCATTTAAGCCCCCTACTTATCTAACAATATTGTAGCTGCTGTTAGACCTGACATTGCAGAAACTGTCATTCCATTAACAAATAAAATTCCATCTTCTGGAATGTTAAAAGAAAAAACATCTCCTGCTGGGCAATCACCAATAAATTGAGTTACTGAATTGCCATCTTGTAAAGTTATAGATCCTGCACCTGCTGTTGAGTTAGAAAGAATAATTCCTCTTAATCTTGTTCTACCTGCAAACACAGAGCCAGTTCCTGTAACTCTAACTGCTTTAACATCTGATTTCATTTTTTAATATCTCCTAAATTTAAGAGCTCCCGAAGGAGCTCTATAATTAATTATGCTACGGCTGCGCCAGTAGTCACGTCTACAAAGTTAGAACCATTACCGAAGCAAAGAGATCCAGTTAAAGATGCACCAGTTGCATCAGAAACATAGATAACCAAACCAGCAGTTGCTGTAGGTAAAGTTGCTAAAGTGTAAGTAGGTGCGATAAAACCATTATCTGATTTTACTGGACCTGAAAAAGTAGTTTGTGCCATTGTTATATCCTCCAAGTTATTTCTACATAGTCTCTTGGCCGTCGACTATACTCGTCTATGCAGAATTTAAATGTATAGTAAGGATTTTATATATCAGATTTTAATAGAGTGCAAGCGGGTTTGTATTGAAGTTATGATTTCCAATAATATAGTAGCGTTTTGACTAAGTAGCTACAGAAACTTGTGGTGCAGCATCATCTATTTTATTCATTAAATTAGCTTGTCTAGCTTCTGCTATTTTAATGTGATTGATAACTTCTCTTATCTTGCTATCAATCCTCACCATATCAAGAGTATATCTACCCTCTTCGTTATAGTGCTGCTCCCATTCCAGTTCTAGTCCCCTTTTCTGTTTGTATAGGGATTGAACGTGTGTTTGCATCATTAACCTCCTCATAGGTTACCCAAGTTTTACGTTTATCGTAAAATCCACTTGGTTCCCATACTATATCAGATTGTCCTAACTTGTCAACTATCGCATTATTTAATGCGTCTTCGTTGTCTTCACAAGTTACATTGAACTTAGTGAAGTATCCTCTAGACTTGATCTGTATAGTAAATGTTTTCATGAGTGTTTTTCTTTCTAGCATAAAAAAAGGGCGACCACAAGGATCGCCCTAATTTATTTTTCGTTAATCTAGTGATTACGCACCAGGTGATCCGAAGATACCTCTAGGGTCAGACCAGCCGAAGCTGTATCTTTCTCTAGCTTTGTATCTCACGTTACCAGTATCAAAATCGCCTTCCATAGCAGTTTTGATTGGTGATCTTACGAACATTTTCATACCGTTAGGTACATCTGTTTTGATAAAGAACGCATCAGTATCAGTTAAGTAGTTGTTTACTACATAACCTTGAGGAATCATCCCCATGTTTCTGATAGCATTGATATCATTGTCAGCTGTTCCCACTCTTTGAGCTGATTTCATCAGTCTCTCAGCAGTAAATTGTAACTCAGAAGGGATGATCATTTTCATACCTTTAGCAGCTACTTTTAAGCCTCTTTCATCTGTGAAAGCAGCGATATCGATTAACGCTTGCTCT